GTCTATTTGTGTTTTTATGTTGTTGACCTGATACTTTAGACTTGCCAGTTCTTTGACCACATCCGCAGTGTTGATAGATTCCAGTGCTCGCTTGAGTCTGATTAACTCAGTAATAGACATGATCACTCCCAAACAAACAGGCTATCAAATGTGCTCTTAGTGTCAGTATTGGCAGCAATGTCCCAATCCAACACACCCAACAAGTTCTCTACCTTTTGATCAACAATGGCAGTTTCCATTTTGTCTTGGTCAAATGGCAGCTCCTTAAACCATGCCGGAATACGCGACTCGTCAGTGGGATAACCAACACTGGTATAGCCCAGGGGATTGTCCTTGAGTTTGCACACAATGGTCTTCATACCGTCAATGATCTTGGCCGAATAGTTGTCACCGTTCATATTGCGTAGTCTATTCCAGTTCATGGCAGCGCGAACATGTCCTGGCATGTTGGCTTTGCCCTGTTTTTCTTCGTCGGCTGTGTACTTGGTCAAGTTGTTGACACGTTTAGGCGTACCTTTCTCCCACGCCGGCAACTGTTGGAATACCAACTTGAAGTCACGTACCTTGGCAATGATGGCTTCACGTTCGGCACCGGTCAGCACATCCAACAAGATCTCGCTCAAGAAGTCCTGCATGACCTTGGGAGTGTCCGACCGCTTCAAGTCCAGGCCCATGGCCTTGACCTTGCCAGGTTTGCCGTCAACGTCCAAGCGTTTGCCTTCCAGATCAAATATCAGCACAGCATAGCGTTTCTTCTTGATGAACAGGCCCTTTTCAGCAATCAGTTCACGACCGCCTTTGATGATGGCACCCATCTCACGGGGACAATGACAAGCACGTTCCATAAAGCCCGGGAATGACTCGTTCACACTGTCGGCAATGGTGTCGTAAAGTGCAATACACACATCCTTGTTCCATTCCATGCGTCCTGCTTCAATGTCTTTCTTGAACACAGGATATGCACTAAAGTACACTGAGTCTGTGTCACCATAGATAACAGTTTCGCCCACATGGTCGTAGACCCCAGTCAAGCACTCGTTAACGTGGCTGTCCATGTGCCGGGCAATAGTACGTCCTGTCAGTGTGGTGCTTTGTCCAATGCGCTTGTCAAAGAATCTGCAACCTGGGTTCAAGATAGCGCCATACAGGCTGTTCAAGTTGATCTTCTTGACCAACTGACGTTTGTCCCAGAATGCAATGTCTTCTTTGTCTGTGGCTTCTTTCTTTTTGGCCTGCATCTCTTTGCGTTCTGCATACCAACGTTCCAACAGGCCCGGAATAATGCCCTTCATGTCGTACTTGAAGATGGTACCGTTAGCACTGATGACCCAGGGCTGATTGCTTTCAAAGATCATGCGCCACACTTCAGCGGCTGTGTGCGTTGTACTCTGCTGGCTTTCTTCCCAGTCAATGGTGATGTCAATGCCCTGTTGGCATTCCATTACTGCTGTGTACTCTAGACTGCCAAACAAACCTTCCCACGCATCAGCAAAACTGGACCCTGCGGCCATTTTGTCACTGATGTACTGGTCAGTCATCGTTTGTCGTAACTGTCCAACGATTGTTTCTGGTCCCATGTTGAGGGCACGAATAGCCGAGGGATAGAGACTGTTGATGTCAATGGCACCAATGTATTCGTGCATACCCCGTTTGGGATAAGCAACATAGGCACCTGCGGCCTGCGTATTTTCCGATTCATCACGACCTTTCCTGTTAGGGACAATCATACCACGCCCGTGTGCTTCATTGATGATAGCTTGCTCAGTCACAGCGACCGCACCCATTGTGGTCTGTAACAACACAGTATTATCGTGAGCAATTTCGTTGGCCAGGTCTAGGAAACGTAGTTTCTTGTCCAGCTTGGCCAACAACATGGTATCTTGTCTGTTATAGTCGATGAACTTGGGAAAGTCTTTGTTGTACAGTTGGTCCAACGTGCCTTCGTAGGCCACTTTGCGCTCATCCAGTTCATATTCGCCAATGGCGTCCAAACTATAACTATGTCGTTCTTCGTATGTGTACTTGCGATACAGTTGCATATAGTCCATATGCACACGGCCCACAAGGTCAAATGTGATGTTGGTGGCACCAAAGCGTTCGAACTCACGCTGCTTGGGAAACTGATTCCACAAGCACAGTCGGCGTGTGTCGTCTTTGGTCAACACTTTCATTGTACGCATCACAGTATAAGGAATATCGAAACCCTCACTGTTCCAACCACTTAGGATGTCGGCGTCTTGGATCAAGTCAAAGAATGTGTTCAGCATGTCTTCTTCTCGTTCAAACAAGAAACAGTTGTCAAAGCGATCACAGATCTCTTGTGCGCTTTCCCATGAATAGGTCTTGGGAGGCAATACCAAGGTAACCAGTTTGTCTAGCCAATCCAAGTATACTGAGAAGGCAGTGATCTTGTTAAAGGGATCAGTTGTGGGAGCGTAGCCTTTGTCGGGGTGGAAATCCACCTCAATGTCGAAAAATGCTGTTTGCAGTTTTGGTGACGTTGCACCTAGGTAGTTGTTTTCGAGGCAGCGGAATATTGGGTTGATATCACTTTCCCAATGCTGCTTGTTGCTCTGTAGTTTTAGTTCTTTGTGATATTCTTTGTTGCTACGACTACTGAATCGGGTAACAGGTGTGTCGAAGATAGTACGATATTTGCCCTTGGGGTCATCGTAGTAGAATATATATTCTGCGGGATAGTCACGGTATTCTCTAACACCGTTTACACGTTCAACCACATGAATGCGGTCTTTTGCTCTGTCATAGAGAGCGTCAACATAACTCATAATACTCCTTTGTATAGTTTAAAGCCTATACTGACTCTACATGCCGTTTCAAGTCCGGCGAGACAAAAATATTTATGCCCACCAACGTACAAGTGCTGTAAAATCAATAGCGAACAGCAATATATAGTTGGACAACATGCCAAACGAACCTCTTGTATAAGCACAAACTGCGTAGGTAGCAGTACTGGTTACCCAGGGAATGTACAAATATTTAAGTGGCGGATTTGGCACAGTGACAGCCATGGTAAGAGCACAGCCGACACTCATGATCCAAGCAAACACTTCAAGACAAAAGCGTAGGCGATTGCTCTTGAAATCTTCTTGTATCCACTCCCAAATATTCGATAGATGGTCGTTCATTAAAGAGTCTTGCCAACAGTTTCCAAGATGGTGTTGAGCTCGTCGTGGTCTCGATTGGTTTCGCCCAGTTTGGCCTTGTGTGCAATACGAATTGCCTTCTTTAAGGTGCCGGGTTTGATTTCCAATTCTTCTGCTACTGCTTTCACAGTGTCGCTGAGTCCTGCACTCAGGTCTTCAATCTCTTGCATGACCTGCATGCCTTCTGAAATCAATTGAGTAAGTTTAGCTTTGGCTTCGCCGTTGAATGTGCGATCATAATCACTCATGTGTTCTCCTAGTTGATAGTACAATTATATACTGTTGTTGATTGAAATGCAAAAGAAAAATGCTCACTTTAGAACAACATTCCGGGGCACGACTCCCATATTGTTCTGCCCAGCAGCCGGGCCACACGTAACCCATAAGGGTCCTAAGGTAGTGTGTTCTTACTTGTTATGTTTGGCTCTGCCGGCCTTCATGTTGGCCAACCAGTGTGCCATACGAGCCTTCTCGCCTGTTGAATGTTTGGCAGTGTTGCGTAGACTACTTACACTTGCTTTGGTGTTCACGCCCATGCGCTTGCTTAGACCTTTGCGACCAGGATTCTTACCATCGGCAAAGTTTTCATTTTGCTGTGGTTCTTTCTTGTTGGTCTCGTCGTCGTAGTGTTGCCAGTTGTGATAAACTTTTTCCTTGGGCTCAAGTTTGGGTACGGCAGGCTGGCCATAATCGTCCCAAGACTTTTTCTGTTCAGGAGGATCTTTGAGCTCGTTTAAGGCGCCAAAGTAATCGGGATGTTGATCTGCAAAGTCTCTCATAAGCACTCCTGCCACGGCATTGGCTTGATTTTCAACACGACTACCGGTGGCACCATCGCCCGGCTGGATCATGTTGTTTTCACGTTGTTTGTGATGCACCAGTTCGTGTGCCAGGGTACGTAGTACATCCATGACATGACGTCCGCCTGTGGCAACTTGCACACTATTGGTTTCAGGATCAAACAGGCCAAATGTGGGATGTTCGCTGGTGCCAATTTGTTGCTTCAATTGTATGTCGGGCAGTTGTTTGATACCCAGGCGCTTGGCCACATAGGGCACAAAGTCGTCGGCCGCTGACTCGGCATCAACACTTTCGTGTAGCTGTTTGGGTAGGAAACAGTCCGCAATGCTCTTGCACATGCGTTCAATGTCGTGATTTTGTGTAAAACGAATATCAAAGTCTTCGTGTTCAACATGACTTTGACTTGGATCTCTGTAGCCACAGTATACAGCACGTACCGGTGTAGAGTCAATCAGTTCAGTACAACTGATGCCTTCACGTTCAGCCATTTCTTCTGTGCAGGGACTGAGTGTGGTCACAATCACACAACCTTCAGGCAGTTCGCCGTGCTTGTTTCGATAGTTCTCTATGGCAGCACGTTCGCCATGCACACGCTGGCCATTGGCCAGCAGGTGATTGATGCCATAAACAACATTCTTGTCGGGATCAACCACTGCGGCAGCAACCAGGCCATAACGTTCAGCGTCTTGCTTTTGGTGTGCTAGGATGCCTTCACACAGTTTGACCAAGATGCGATCATAAGCACCTGTATCTGCGGATTCTGCTAGGCTGTATTTTTTAAGTTGGCGTTCGATCTCGCCGGGGCGCACGTCCTTGGTTAGACTCATACTATAGCGTGGATCATGAGCTTGTGCCTTGGTGGCAACAACTCCGCTGGCATCTTCGTTGTGTTTTTTACGGCCAGCACAGTGAGCTCGTTGACTGAAACCTTTGGGGTGCGAGCAGTCAATACTGTGCTTGTATTTTTTACTCCACTTTTCGTTTAAGGGATCAAACAGCTCGTAGATGTTCATTTCAGTACGCTTCTCAACATCCAGCTGTGCTTGCGATGTGCATCTATGCGTTCTGCTAGGAAGTTGC